TCAGTGCTGACCGAAACTGTATCTGTTCACTGGTTGGACGGGTAAACGCCATTATTCAATCCCCATTTTCTTCTGCAACATAACCAATTTAGCAGGAGTTAGGGTGTACTTGTCGTCCTCGTTGTAGCGAGCTTCCACATCTTCTACCCTCTTCTTCAAGGATGAAAGAACATTGTCCGAGGAAGTTGGTGTGTTAGCGTCACCTATAGCTCTTAGTATCTCTGTACGAAGATTGTTTATCTCAGCCGTGACTAGGCTCTTTACTGTAGCCCTGATGTAATCTTTTTGGATGCCACTGAAGTTAGCGGCAGTCTCTAATTCTTCTGGTGATGGAGTTGTCATTATTTAGCTCCCGCTGGTTTGAGGTTCCCTTTTTCCACTTCGCGCTGAAGCTGTTCTTCTGGCATCACGTTTGCTCCACGAGCTTTCTCCATCATAGCCATCTGCTGTGAAGGGGTCATGCCCTGCGATGCTTCTTCTTTACTAATTCTAAATTGGTCTACGTCGGAGACACCCATTGCACGGATAGCTTCTTCTACGACTTTGCCTGTCTTGTACTCCATCTGAAGACCAGACTGGCCTATAACTTGAAGCATATTCATCCAAGTCTCTGCGTTTCTTGTTGGCTCTACGGGGAGCGTCCCATCCACTACCAAGTAATCAATGTCCCCCTGAAGCATAGAAACGTCGAAGTCCATGTAGCCATCATTGACCATGCCACTAAGTTCGCCTGGTGCTTGACCTTCCATCATGCGTAGAGAACCTTCGTAGGAAAGAGCGTCCTGTAAGTTTGCTGTCATCATTCTGACAAGCGGACGTACAGATTGTGCTGATAGTACACGAGCCAGAACGCCTAGACGTTGTGACCCAAGTTGCGTAAGTCGTTGTATTTCTGTCGCAGTTCTTACACCGTCTGCTGTTGGCATACCTTGTTGAGCGTCTGATGCGGCACTGACACGTTGCTTCAAGTCGGACATTGCGGCTATGTCGTTCCAGTGTCCTCTCGTTACGTCGGGGACTTCAGCTATGAATATGCCGTCGCCTGGCTTAGTGCCTGGCAAAGTACGAACTACACCCCAAGGGTTTCGGTCTATTAAGTCGGGGACACTAACTGCTGTAGGGTCTACGAATATTAAATTGTTAAGAGCGGCCTGTACGTTGTCGATACGTGAGCGTAGTAGCCATGTGCTAATCTCGTGCATCGGCAATAGTATGTCATATAATGATTGGCTGTATGTCTTATGCTGGTCATTATATAAACCGCCGAAGGCTACTGGGAACTGTCTGCCGTATGGGTTTAGTTGCATACGGATGATGCACTCTTCGTCCAATACTGTGCAAAGAACCCACAACTGCTCTATCTGTGGTAAGCCGACTTCGTAGCCGTTAAAACGTATCCAAGCCTCATCTACGACACGAGTGTCATCTAATGTGAAGTGGTAGCCGTTCTCGTTGCCTACTGGGTCGTCAGGGTTAATGTTAAGGCCTCTGCCCTCTTCCTTTACCCAACGGTGTGCATCCCATCCAGACTTAGTGTTGGAGTGACGCTTACTACGAAGGCCAGGATATTTCTGTATCTTTGGGTAGTGTCCAGAACCATATAGTGCGTTTGTTGATACATGGTCAGCGAAGACTACGTACTGCATACGATCCCAGTCACCCCACTGGACACGAGGGTCAGGGAAGCAACGACGTGGGTCGAAGTTTACAATTTGGTTTGTGTTATCATTCTTGTCCCAGACAACTTTGGTCGGTGCGAAACCGTAGCGTATGCTGTCGAGTAGCATCTGTGCGATGCGTGCCTCTCCAGCAGTCCGTCTCATGTGCTGGTGCATTAAACGCTCTAGGATGAGCGATGGCTTGCGGGACTGTCTGTTAAGACCTTCCAACTGAAACATAGGATTACGGCCTGCTAGTGCCGCCATAAGGTAAGTTAGTACAGTATCAGCAATCGCTCTGGTGTCTGCAACTACAGCCTTCTCACGGAACTTAGTGCTATCTGCTGGCACGTATACATCGTGAGCGCGGTCTGCGTCGCGCCAATGATCATATCTACGGCTAATACGCTCGTAGGACATCTTGGTAATTGCGCGAACATAGTCAACCAGCTTGGTCTCTTGTTCGTCTGATAACATATCTGAGATATCTTCGTAGGCCAGTAATGGCTCTGCTAGATTGGACAAGTCTACGACTATTTCATTCTTGTCAGCTTTTATGTCTTTATAGCGCATCTATACCTCGCCCCATGACTTCATCCACTTTTTATCTTCAGACTTCTCCCACCAATTAGGATTGTCTTGCTGAGTGAACTGCGTGTGAAGAGAAGAACCCATGTCTATTGGGCCACTTAAAAGCTCGCTTACAGCACCACCTATTCTGGATAGTACATCAAGACCCATAGATAAAGCGTCCACTTGGTCGTCGTTTTTGCCGTTAGGGAACGCTTGGCACTCCATAAGGAAGTCATCTACCCATGATGCGGTACGCGGAATGTATACTCTACCACCCTCTATCAAAGGGGTTACAGCGTTAAGACGAGCCACTTTATCAGCTACAACTTTGTAAGGAAGCACCGAAACTCCTGATTGGTTTCTGAGTTCTTGTATAAGAGATTGACCAGAAGCCTTGTCTTCTACGTACAGGCCTCGTAGGCCATGACCCCGCCAACGTGCGTTCACCTGAGTACATATACGCTTTAGTTCTGGGAAGTCATACTTATTTCTTACGACATCTAGTATGTGTATATCACCGCCCCTATCTATACCCATGACCATCAGCACAGAGTAGTCGGCCTGTTCAGTTTTCTTGAACGCGGTATCTGCGGCGATTATTATCTGAGTGCAGTCTGGTTTATCGTCGTCATACTGCCACCAACTATCTTTTAGGAGATTACCACCCTTTATGAATGGTGACTGTTGGTATAGTGACGCGAACTCTCGTGGGTCTAGTCGCTCTCGCTTTTTAAGTTCTTCGACGGGGAAGCGTTCGGGCCATAGGGCTTCTTCTCTTTCGTCGAAGTAGTGTCGCTTTGATGGGGAGACTTTACTAAGTTCACCCTGCGGTATGAAGCGCGGATCGTCTTCTGCGAGTTCTGCCACTGACCTCTTGACATTCTTAGCTACCTTTCTGATGGCTGGGAAGTTGACATGGTGCCACTCACCTTCACGCCAATCGTCTGTCTCCATAAGACGACCAGCAACATCGTCGGGATGCCAACGTGTTAGGATTACAATCTCGATAGGTGCCGTGCCATCTGGCTCTGGTTGCTTACGAGTTGTCAGTGCGGAGACGTAGTAGCTCCAGGTCTTGTTGCGCTGGGTTGCGCTGTCAGCTTCTTCACGGGCTTTGATTGGATCGTCTACTAAGAGACAAGTAGCCGCACGACCCGTTGTCGAGCCGCCGATACCCGTTGCATAGTAAGTGCCGCCAAGCGTAGTGCGCCAGTCGTCAACAGCACGGCTCTCCTCAGACAATACAAAATCAGAAAACGCTTGACCGATGACAGGCTCACGAGCGTGGTCACGGGTCTGCCTGCCGAATGTTTTGGCAAGGTCTTGATTGTAGGAAGTTGCAAGGACATTTCGGTTGGGCTTCTTTGCGAGGTAGTAGACTGGAAATAATGTTGACGCAAGCCACGACTTACCATGTCTAGGTGGCATAGTGATAAGTAATCGTCTAGTGCCGAGCGTGCCGTTTTCAAGTTTGTCGAGTACATCTACAAGCTCCTCTTGGAATGGTGCAAGTTCAAACTGTGGGTACAGAGCCTTCACGAACCCCCTGAAGCCCGTCTTCGCTTCCGTTATCTGTAGTAACTTCTTCGCCGCTTCCGATCTCGTTATTGCCATCCTCGTACTCTCCTTCAACTGTATCGCCTTGCTTGGCTATCTCCATAAGCTCATCGACGGTAAGCTCATCGACGTTCTTATTCTCTACTGTGTGCTGGTTAAAGCTGTGGTGTAAGTCGGGCATGACCTTGTTGAGCATCATACCAAACAATCTTACTTGCTGATTGTCCCACTTGCGACTGCCATCTAATACTTCACGCACTTGAGGAATGTTCTTACGCACTACGTCTAGTACGCTTCGCCGCACTCGGTCTACCTGTTGCGGTGTTACGGCTGGAAGTCCCGTACCAACGGTAGGATGCGGGTTTGTTTTTACTTTTGGCATATCATCCCCATGATTTGTTTGCCTTGTTACAATAACGCGACATTAAAACTCAATCGTCCCTGTCTAAAAAATAAGACACCGTTTTCATTTTTAGGTGCGAAAATTCGGAATGGTGGTGACTGGCATACGCGAAACCCATCGGCGGGGTGGCATAGCCACCCCCCGTCCCTAGTAATTGACATATATCTGACATACTACCCTACTAAGTTATTGATTTTGTTACAGTTCTGTATCCTTCTGAGGGACTATTTTGGTAGTTAGTAGGAGATAGTTTTGAGATACAGGTAATATCCTAACGATTAACAGGGGGTAGTAGGTAACATTGTAATCATATCAGGGATTTAAGTCGGCTCTCGAACCCCCCAAAGGGGGAAGGGGGGAGTAAATTGTGTCGCCGCTGACCTCAGCTCGACAGACGACTAACAACAACCAATCCAACATAGGGAATACAACTACCATGAAGATATCAGTAACAGACACATTCGTATCAAAATCATTCACTAACCCAGTGGCTAAGACCCTCAAGGTCGGTCGCAAGAGTATCAACCTCGACAAGACCAGTGCCGACGACATTGCTACGTTGTTCACTGGCAAGTTCGAGACAACTATCGAAGACCTCAGAGGGATTGCAACCTACCTACTGTTCAGGACGAAGAAGAACGAATACTCAAGACTTCGTACCGAACGTAGTGACTTCAAGGCTTGGTGGGAAGGCAAGAACCCGAAGAAAGATTACTCAGCCTACAAAGCTACTCTCACTCGTCGTGTCAAGGCCAACAAGACTGCCTACGATTCAGTTGTTGCAGTAGCAATGGCTATGAAATCTGCCTAACCACTACCAAGGGGACAGCAACCTACGTTGTCCCCTTTCCTGTCGCTGGTATTTGTAGCCAGTTATGAAGAGTTACATCGAAACAGGAGCGGAAATGACCTACGAAGAATATGCCGAAACCTACGATGCGATGGTGCTTATGGTGAACATCGCTTTCCCAAACGGGACATCGGTTCCATCCGAAACCAAGACTATGGTTGAGATGGCCGACATCATTGCGGATTTCACACTCAAGCACTACGAACACTTCCTAAAGTACGAAGGACACACCAAAATCACAGTAGTAAAGGAGTAACATCATCAGACACATCAGCAATCCAACCAAGTCGGTCTTGCAAAAGACTAGCTTGTCAACACTAGCCAATCATGTTGCTAAACTGAAGAAGCTAGTTCAACTACCGCAGTACGACTTGTTCGTCGTCAACATGCTAACCGACGAGTTCGAGAACATCTGCGACACCATCCTCAACAATAGCATCCTACCAAAGCCAGTGATTGAGGAATACCGCAAGCAGTTCTACGGACTTCAACTACGCAAGACTGGTTGACATCTGTCACTCATCTGTTACACATCTAAGACACACCAACAAAGGAGACCATCAAATGACTAATGAAGAAATAGAAGAAAAATATTATCCGCTTTCATGGGAAATAGCCAAGGGCGAAATCGAAATCCATTGTAAGAATGGGAAGTTATTGCCAAGCGACCACGATATATACACGATAGAGTATAGCTTTATCATGGAACAAATCAAACGCGGAGATTATCTCGGCGACATAGAATGTATTTGAAAATGGAAGCATTGTCCTACGAAATGACTGTGTTGATTACTGAAATCGCACAGTTCCTATGGGAGACGTTCAAATGAAATATACTTTGACCCGCTCAAAAATCTATGTGCCAGCACCAGTATACAACCAACAACCACGTTGGGTTCGGTTGATGAATGTGTTTGCATGTTTCATAGCAGTGATGCTCATGTACTTATTGTTCATGGTCGTCATCGTTGAGTTTGCCACTGGTTGTGGCACTACACTGTACCACGACAACGGTACATGGGAGACACTTGACTGCGCCTTCATTCCATACACACCGACCAAGGGTACTTGGTAATGAACAACATGGATTGGATTAAACGCACCGCAATAGAGTGTGTCTTCATCATCTTCCTTGCATGGGCCTTGTGTCCATGCAACTGACACGAACATTCCGATACGTCGTCTACTCACAAGTAGCTGACTACCATCGGGATGGGTGGGTGGTATCTGCGACATTCCCACGACACTCACATCATTCGCAGTATTCTTTAATCATGGAGAAACGTATGCAGAGTTTGCATAACGACATGCCATTGTATGAACTCTCTTGCAAGCTAAGAGACATTGAATACACGATTGGCAAGCATCTAAACCTACGCGATGGCATTGGTAGGGAAATGATGGACGAACTAATCAGTGCCAACGATTTGGTTTGCGAAATGAACACCAAGTTGTGTGACCTACTACCACATCTCGACGAGATACACGGTATGTACTATGCCTCGGAACAGAAAGACTTCGAGGAACAACACGACGAAAGCGGTCAAAGACCACAAGAGCATATCTTCTATAGCCTTGAGGAACTTGACGACTTCATCAAGTTGGTACGTGTCAATGTATAGTATCTATTTCATATGCAAAGACAACAAAGCCGAACATCTTTGTGACATGGTAGGTCATGCAACCTACGAACAAGCTGAACGGTTTGCTACATCAGCAAAGAAAGACCTGATTAGCTTTGGTCTTCTTGAAGAAGCGCATACCTGGATTGTAATCAACAACGACCTAACCACGATAGATGAGGCCATCGTCGGTTAATACCTACACACCCATACTTAAACCAAAACCAATGAAGGAGTAGCGATGCTTAGTTTTACTGACATCACGCAATTCATCACTGCCTACGGTGGCATGGATGGAAACAACAGTCGCAACCTACTACGTAAGTTCGTTGCAGACAACTGGGGA